TATGGCTGCATACGCTCAGGGTCGAGTTAAATAAACTTAATCATTTAGGAGATTTAAAATGGCTCTTGGTACCGATCACGTAACAAAAACAACAGCGGATAAATTTATCCCTGAGATTTGGTCTGATGAAATCATCGCTGCTTACAAGAAGAACTTGGTTGCTGCTAACCTGTTCTCTAAAATGTCTTTCAAAGGCAAGAAGGGCGATACGCTTCACATTCCTAAGCCCACTCGTGGTGATGCTGCTGTCAAGACTGCATCCAGTCAGGTAACACTGATTGCTGCAACTGAGACAGAAGTTCAGGTTCTCATCAACAAGCACTATGAGTATAGCCGCTTGATTGAAGATATTGTCGAAGTTCAGGCTCTGTCTTCGCTGCGCCGCTTCTACACGGATGACGCTGGTTATGCGCTGGCAAAGCGTGTTGACGTTGACCTCATTCAGCTTGGCCGTACTGTCAACGGTGGTGTAGCTGGTACAAGTGACTACGCTACTGCTGCTTCCAGCACGAATGCATTCATTGGTTCTACTGGCGCAACGGTGTACAACTCCAGCACGTCTAACGCTGCTGCTCTTGGCGAGGCAGGTATTCGCCGTTCTATCCAGCGTCTTGATGACCAAGACGTTCCGATGACGGATCGTTTCCTGATTGTTCCTCCTTCGAGCCGTAACACGTTGATGAGCATCCAGCGTTTCACTGAGCAAGCGTTTGTTGGTGAGGCTGGTTCTAACAACACAATCCGTAACGGTCAAATCGGTGACGTGTTTGGTGTTAAGGTATTTGTTACCACCAACGCTGACACTGCTGCTGGTACTTCTGGCACAGACCGTATCTGCTTGTTGGCTCACAAAGACGCATTTGTGTTAGCCGAGCAAATGGGTGTTCGTTCACAGACTCAGTACAAGCAAGAGTATCTTGGTACTCTGTTTACAAGCGATATGCTCTACGGTGTTGCTGAGTTGCGTGATGGCTCCGCTGTTGCTCTCGCAGTTCCTGCCTAATAGCTTTTAGCTAGTGGCTCTCCTCAGCCTCACAAGGGCTGGGGAGTTTTACTAAGTAGATTGAAACAGTCTACTGAGTAAAACTACAAAGGATAATATATGGCTTTGTACCGTGGTCCCGGTGGTTCAGGTGACGCTACCAATGACGCTAATAATCAAGCTGTAGTAGCTCAGACTGCTGCTACAAATGCTGCTGCGTCTGCATCAACTGCTGCAGGCTCTGCTTCTGCTGCTGGTGGTTCTGCTTCTGCAGCTGCGTCTTCTGCTGCTAATGCTGCATCGAATGCTACTGATGCACAGTCTTATGCTACCAACGCTAACACTTACGCAAGTAACGCAGCTTCTTCAGCTAGTGCTGCATCTACCTCAGCAACCAATGCCGCATCATCAGCGGCTGCTGCATTAGCTAGTGAAACTGCTTCAGTCAATCTAGCAACTAACTTTGCAGTTACTGCTACTACTTTATCTGCTGGCTCTAGCGCCACTGCTTCATACAACTCTGGTACTTATACTTTAACTCTTGGAGTTCCTACAGGCGCAACGGGCGCTACAGGTTCAACAGGAGCTACAGGGGCCACAGGTGCTACTGGTGCAACAGGCCCTGCAGGACCAGCTAACAGCTTATCAATTGGCACAGTTACCACTGGCTCTGTTGGCTCCAGTGCAGCTGCTACGATTACTGGCACTGCTCCTACTCAGACCCTAAGCTTAACTATCCCAGTAGGTGCTACAGGAGCTACTGGCTCTACAGGATCAACAGGGGCTGCTGGAGCTGCTGCTACGATTGCTGTAGGCACAGTAAGCACAGGAGCTGCAGGTTCTTCTGCTACGGTAACAAACTCAGGTACTAGCTCTGCTGCTGTCTTTGACTTTAGTATTCCTACTGGAGCAACGGGTGCAACTGGCGCTACCGGGGCAACTGGCGCAACAGGAGCTACTGGCGCAACTGGCCCAACTGGACCCGGAGTAGTTGTTGGTGGTACTGCTGGACAGTATTTAAAGAAGGTATCTAGCACAGACTATGATACTGCTTGGGAAACATTTACTACTTCTACGGTAGGACTAGGCAACGTAGAGAATACTGCATTATCAACTTGGGCTGGTTCATCTAATATTACAACTGTCGGCACTGTAGTAACTGGAACAATTTCTGGAGGTACGTACTAAATGGCAACTATTCTAATTAAACGCTCTGATACAGCTTCGTCTGTTCCAGCATCTGGGGCATTAACTAATTCTTCTAGTGGAGCTGAATTAGCGGTAAACACTGCTGATCGTAAGCTTTATGTTAAGAACTCTGGAGGTACTGTAGTAGATATCTCTGGTGCTAAAGCAGACTTAACCAATACCTTTACAGCCTCACAGCGTGGTACTGTCACTACTGACAACGATGGTTCGTTTGACATGAACGTAACTAACAACTTCAAGTGTACTCCTACAGGCTCTATAACCCTGACCTTTACTAACATCACTGCTGGTCAGTCTGGGTTTATTCTATTAGTTAATGGAAGCAACTACACAGTAGCTGCTCATACTAATACCAAGGTAGCTACTGGTGCGTTAACAACTTTATCAGCTACTGGTACGTATGTCTTGTCATACTTTTCAGATGGTACTAACGTCTATGTAGTTAACTCTGGAGCTTTAGCGTAATGGCTGTTCTACCTACTGGAATTGGTTCTGCCGTAGCAGGCGGCTACAACATTGAGCGCAGTCTCAGGTTCAATAGCGCAGACACAACATATCTGAATAGGACTCCTGGCTCTGCTGGAAACCGTAAGACTTGGACGTGGAGTGGGTGGATTAAGCGTGGAGACACCGCCAACAACTCTGGTTCTGGTGCGTCAACTGAACTGACAATCTTTGGTTCTGGAACAAATGTCAACGCAGGAAATGGTGTTTGCTCTTTAGGTATTACTGGTGGTGTAAATTTTCAGGTGTGGCAATACCTTGCTGGAGCAGTATGGAATATTGTAACAACTCAAGTTTTTAGAGATTATTCTGCTTGGTATCACATCTTAATTGCTGTTGACACAACACAAGCAACATCTTCAAACCGTGTAAAAATGTATGTAAACGGTGTGCAAGTAACAGCATTTGGAACGGCATCCTATCCAAGCCAAAATTATGATACCGGAATAAACTCTACTGATGCTCATAACATAGGCCGTAGGCCAGATGGTCAAAACTATTGGGGTGGCTATCTAACTGAAAATTATCTAATAGACGGTCAAGCCCTAACCCCATCCTCATTTGGTCAGACCAACACATCCACAGGTGTATGGGAGCCAATACCTTACACAGGCACATACGGCACTAACGGCTTTTACCTTAACTTCTCAGACAACTCCGGAACGACATCCACGACCCTTGGTAAGGACTACTCAGGCAACGGTAACAACTGGACACCTAATAACTTCTCTGTAACCGCTGGCGCTGGCAATGACTCCTTAGTAGATTCGCCCACATCCTACGGAACTGATACTGGTGTTGGTGGTGAGGTGCGTGGGAATTACGCTACGTTGAATCCGCTAACGCTTTACACCACACAAATGGCGCTTGCAGACGGAAATTTGCAGGGAACAGGAACAGCAGGCGCTTCAAATTGGGGAAGTGTGTTTTCAACAATTAACCTACCAACTTCAGGTAAGTGGTATGTTGAGTGTATTGTTTCTGTTTTTAACGGCTCCGGCAATACGGGTGGTGTTGGCGTTATAGATACAGCCTTGTTTACCCCATCAAACACAGCCGTAGTATTTGACCAAACAGCGGGTGAGGGTTTTGATGGTTTAGCACTTAATCTCTTTACCGATGTATTATCTGTTCGCGCAGACGGTGTTCAAACAACCAGCGTTTCAGGTTTGTCTGCCACTTCTTATACGCTTATGTTGGCGGTAGATATTGGCGCAGGCAAAGTTTGGGGCGGGTACAATGGGACATGGGTTAACTCTGGTAATCCGTCAGCAGGTACGGGTGAAATTGCAACTAGAGTTTTTGTGCCCACCGACAATTTTGTGTTTCACACATCAGAGGGTGGTGGAACAAACACAAGCAGAGTGCAAGCCAACTTCGGCCAGCGTCCATTCGCCTACACCGCCCCTTCTGGCTTCAAAGCACTCTGCACACAGAATCTGCCTACGCCGACTATCGGTGCAACTAGCACGACACAGGCGAATGATTACTTTAACCCCGTGCTGTATACGGGCACAGGAAGCACTAGGACTGTAACGGGTGTTGGATTCCAACCTGACTTTTTGTGGATTAAAGAAAGAAGTGAAGCCCGTGACCATGCGTTGTTTGATGCTGTTCGTGGCGCTGGAAAATACTTATTCTCTAACACAACCGATGCGGAAGATACTGCAACATCAATGATGTCTGCGTTTACCAGCGATGGCTTTACTGTAGGGGCAAGTTCATACACTAACGCTAACACTCAGACATATGTATCTTGGAACTGGAAAGCCGGTGGCACAGGAGTAACCAACACCGCTGGAACCATAACCTCGACAGTCTCAGCAAACACAACTGCTGGCTTTAGCGTGGTGACTTGGACGTATAACTCTAGTGGCGGCACTATTGGACATGGTCTAGGTGTAGCGCCATCTATGATTATTCAAAAAATTAGAGATACCGCAGGATACAACTGGGATGTTTACCATGTATCTGTTGGGGCCACAAAGCGTTTAAGTATAAACACAACAGCAGCGGAACAAACTTTTACTGGCCCGTGGAATAACACTACACCTACTTCAACTGTATTTTCTAGTGGCGCAAGTTGGTATCCAAGCGGTGATAAAGTAGTTAGTTACTGTTTTGCCGCAGTACCGGGGTACTCTGCCTTTGGTAGTTACACGGGCAATGGTTCGACTGATGGGCCGTTTGTGTTTACAAACTTCCGTCCTAGGTTTGTGATGATAAAAATTAGTAGTTCAACAGGAAACTGGGTAATTATTGATACCGCAAGAGGAACATATAACGCAATTGGCCCTAGATTATATGCAGACCTTTCTGATGCTGAATACACGGCAGACAGATATGATATTTTGTCTAATGGTTTCAAGATAAGAACAACATCTGGCGAATCAAATTCAAGCGGTGGAACCTATATATACATGGCACTAGCAGAAAATCCTTTCAAATATTCCTTGGGGCGGTGATGGGCTTTCTAATTGACATGGTTGGGCAGAAACACGGCAGACTAACTGTCGTTGCCCGTGCGCCTAATCAAGAAACCCGTGCGGCGTGGAACTGTGTTTGTGAGTGCGGGAATAAGGTTGTGGTTGATGGTAAGAAACTACGCACAGGTCACACCAAGTCATGCGGATGCTATCGGACTGAGGTGTCGTGTCCAGCGCAGGGTAAAGCAAATACAAAGCATGGGCAGTCTTACACAAAAGGTTATCGTAGATTTCACTCAAGACTGCGTGAGATTGCCGAGATTCGTCAGCGACCAAAGTGGGCAGACATGGCAAAGATTCGTGAGATATATGTCAACCGCCCAGAGGATTGTCATGTAGACCATATTGTTCCTTTGCGAGGGAAGAATGTTTGCGGTCTTCATGTTGAATACAATTTGCAATATCTTCCAATCAAGGAAAATATGAAAAAGCACAACACTTACAAAGGAGTAGATTCATGGCATTCCTCTTAAACGGCAACCCTGTAAACATTGATTCCGAAATAACCATAAATTCTGTCCGCTATCCACACCTGCGTGACCCAGCCCTGCGTGAGCAGTTAGGCGTGACTGAGGTAGCAGACCCAGAGCAGTATGACCAGCGGTTCTACTGGGGCGTAGGCAATCCTAAACTCCTAAATGACCGTGAGGAGTCTGACGAGCAAGGCAACCCCATGTACGTTCAGGTCTTGGGCGAGGTCAACGGTGAGCCTGCGATGGTGGACTCAGCAGAGAGACTTGTTACCAAGGGACTCAAGAGCCAATGGACTGCACAGGTTAAGGACACGGCTGGCAAGATGCTTGCCCAGACTGACTGGATGGTAGTTAGAAAGGCTGAGAGGAACATCGATGTGCCTGCTTCAGTGGCTACGAAGAGAGCCGCTATCGTTGCTGAGTGCGACAGGCTTGAAACTGCTATCACTGCCTGCACAGATGTAGAAGCCTTAATTGCTGTGGTAGGCAACCAGAACTGGGGTGAATAATGTCATCCATAGACCAAGTTAAAGGCCAACTTGACACCCATGAAGCAGTATGCGCTGAACGCTATGCAGGCATCAATGCTAGACTAAAAAGACTAGAACAGATCCTGCTTGGGACTACTGGTTTTATCGTAATTCTGTTACTCAGCTTAGTTCTTAAAGTAAATTAATATGAGTAGGAAAGTATCAACTGCTAAGACTAAGACTACTACTACTAAAGAAGTATTGTATACTGTTCCTTACTTTTGTAGTAACTATTGAGTTAATTCAAGATTCAACTTTACAATATCAAGGATAATATTATGCCAATGGTAGACGGAAAGAAATACCCTTACACTAAGAAGGGCAAACAAGCTGCTGCTTCTGCTAAGATTAGTAAACTTCGTAAAGAAGGTATGCCACAGAAACAAGCAGTAGCTGTTGGCTTATCGATGGCTGGTATGTCTAAAAAGAAAAAGGCTAAGAAATGAAACAATTTAAACCATGTCCCGGATGTCCTACTCCTGCTAAGTGCAAAGCTGCTGGTAAGTGCATGAAGAAAAAAACTAAGAAGTTTTATACTAAGCCCACAATGCGTAAGCGTTTGTTTGAGAAAATTAAAGCTGGTAGCAAAGGTGGAGACCCCGGAGAGTGGTCAGCCCGTAAAGCTCAGTTGTTAGCTAGCGAGTACAAGAAAGCTGGCGGTGGTTATAAGTCATGAAGAAAGACCCACAGCAATCACTAAAGGAGTGGACAGCCCAGAAGTGGCGTACCTCTGATGGTAAACCAAGCAAAGGCAAGAAGCGTTACCTACCTGATGCAGCTTGGGATTCTCTGTCACCAGCAGAAAAAGCAGCCACTAACAAGGCTAAGGCACAAGGAAATAAAGCTGGCAAGCAGTTTGTCAAACAACCTAAGAAGATAGCTAAAAAGACAGCGGGGTACAGATGAAAGACTCAAGACTAACTAGGGCTGGCGTAGCAGGCTACAATAAGCCAAAGCGCACACATAGCCACCCAACCAAGTCTCATGTGGTAGTAGCCAAGGAAGGCGATCAGGTTAAGACTATCAGGTTTGGACAGCAAGGTGTCTCAGGCTCTCCTAAGAAGGCTGGAGAGTCAGAATCATACCGTAATCGTAGAGAATCCTTTAAGTCAAGGATTTACAATTAATTAATGATGTGCTAGTCCGTCTACGTGAGAACGAGGTAGGCACTGTGTCACAGACAGCTTACGCTAAAATGATTGGTAAGTTTGTCAACGACATTAAGCGTGAGGTAGAAGACGCTTATGACTGGAATGCCTTGACAGATACCTTGACTGCTGCAACTACAGCTAATTTGTTTAACTATGTCCTTACTGGTTCTGGGGTACGGTTTCGTGTCCTAAACGTAATTAACGATACTAGCGACTGGTTTATGGAGGTAGCTCCTAGAGCCTACTTTGACCAGCAATTCTTGATTAATAATGCTCAGGCAGGCCAGCCTTTGTACTATAACTTTAATGGTGTAGACTCTAATGGAGATACTCAGGTAGATATATTCCCTAAACCTGATGGAGTTTATAATCTACGATTTAATATTATCAAACCTCAGGCTGCTCTGTCTTTGGCTACAGACATAATTAAGGTTCCTTCGGAGCCTGTAATCTTTGGTGCTTATGCTAAAGCCTTAGCAGAGCGTGGCGAAGACATGGGACAGAATAGCTCAGAAGCTTATGCTTTGTATAAGAAATCCTTAGCTGATCATGTAGCTATTGAGTCTAGTCATTATCCTGATGAATCTATCTGGAATTTAACCTAAGTGGCAAAACCTCTTAAAGCAGTATCGGTAGCAGCTCCGGGGTTCTATGGTCTTAATACCCAAGAGTCTGGTGTTACATTACCGCCTAACTTTGCCTATGAAGCTACTAACTGCGTCATAGATAAGTTCGGGCGTATTGGCGCACGTAAGGGCTGGACTAAAGTTAATGCTTCTACTAACGTAGACTTAGGCACTAACAAGATTCAAACTATATATGAGATTGTAAAAGAAGATGGTAACGTAGTAATCTCTGGCGGTAACAATAAGTTATTTACTGGCAGAAGCACCTTGACTACAGCTACTGTCCGTGATGCTACAAACTCAGCAGACTTAACTTATACAATTACTGATAACCATTGGCAAATAGCGGCTCTGCCATATGATGCTGGTCTTAACGCTTCTTCTCATGCTTACTTAGTTCAAGGTAGTCATCCTACTTTAATCTATCATAAGCTTGGGGCTACTGGTCACGCACATACTGGCTCTTATGGATTTCAAAGATTAGCAGATATTGGCACACTGCCTACTGGCTTTAGTGCTAGCACCTTCACACCCAACTGTGCATTAGCTGCTTATGGTAGGGTATGGTATGCAGATATTACTGGTGACAAGCAAACTGTTTACTTTAGTGATTTGCTCAACGGAGACAACCTAAGCACTGGCTCAGCTGGTAGCTTAAACATTGCTACAGTAGTTCCTAATAATGACCCAATCGTAGCACTGGCAGCTCATAATAACTTTCTTATTATTTTCTGTAAGCGTAATGTTGTATTGTATTCAGGTGCTGATGATCCTGCAACACTATCGTTGTCAGATATAATTAAAGGTATTGGATGTATTGCTAGAGATTCTGTACAGAACACTGGTACAGATATTATCTTTTTGTCTGACACAGGTGTTCGTAGTTTGCTTCGTGTTATTCAAGAGAAGTCTTTACCGTTTAGAGACTTGTCTAAGAATGTACGTGATGACTTAATGGGTTATGTTAACTCAGAGACACCCAAGCTTATTAAGAGTGCTTACTCTCCTAATGATGCTTTCTATGTTTTAGCTCTGCCTACCAGTGGGTTAACATATGTCTTTGATATGCGTACTTCTCTAGAGGATGGCTCAGCTAGGGTAACTACTTGGAATAATATTAGTCCTAACGCTTTATGTGTTACTGAAGCTAGAGAGTTACTTATAGGCAAGCTAGGATATATTGGTAAGTACGGTGGATATGCTGATGATGCCGCTGTCTACCGTATGGTGTACTACACTAGCTTCTTTGATTTTAGTGAGCCTACGCTAGAGAAGATTCTAAAGAAGATTAATATTGTAGTCTTTGGCGGTGCATCACAAAGCTTTGTGACTAAATGGGGTTATGATTATGGTGGTTTAAATTATAACCAGACACTAAGCTTGTTAAACTCCACCGTAGCTCAGTATGGTATTTCAGAGTATAACACCACTGCTGAGTATGCTGGCTCAGAGGATATTAATTCTTTGATAGCTAATGGACTAGGATATGGTAAGGTATTGCAACTAGGATTTGAAGTAGATATTCAGAACAGTTCTATGTCTATTCAAAAGTTTGAAGTATTTGTTAAATCTGGAAGGACGATATAATGTCTAACTATACGAAGACTACCGACTTCGCAGCTAAAGACTCTTTAGCTTCAGGTAACCCATCGAAGATTGTTAAAGGCGCAGAGATTAATACTGAGTACGATAACATTCAAACTGCTGTCAATAGTAAACTAGATGCTACTATTGCTGCTCTAAACACTTTGTTAACTGGTAATACTATCACTGATGGGACGATTAGTGGCGGTACATATTGATCCAGATGACAAGAAAGTTCCAGTCTGCGTTAGAGATAATTACATCATCTACATAGAAAGAGTTGGATTAGCTAACTGGATGCACGCAGATGTTATTAAGTGGACACCAGAAATATTTAGGCAGTTTGACAGGGACTTAGATTTAATATTTGAAATGCATGGTGGTCCGATGTTCATCATGATAAATAAAGAGAATAAGAAGTTGCAGAAGTTTGGTAAGATGTTTAGCTTCTGGCCTTATAAAGAAGTACAATGCTACGATGGTATTACGAGACTTGCATTTAGGAGAATGTAATGGGTGACATAATTAACGCAGTATCAGACGTATTTGGATTTGGTCCTGCGTCTAAAGCTGCTGAAGCACAAACTGACGCTGCAGGTATTGCTGCTGCAGGCTCAAAAGAAGCTGCACAGATTGCTGCTGAGGCTGCAAAGTTTAGACCATATAATGTTCGCACAGCATTAGGTGGTGTAACCTTTGGAGATCAATCATTAAACATTGATTATGACCCAGCACTAGCTGCGTATCGTAGCCAACTGTTTAGAGCTGCAGGAGCTGCGCTGCCTCAGGATATCCCAGCTGCTGAGGAGCAAGAGTATCAGCGCCTACGCTCTGCTGCTGCACCGGGAGTGTCTCAGCAATACTCTCAGCTTGGTACTAGCCTCTTTCGTACTGGTAGACAGGGTCTTGATATCTATGGTGCAAACCCTGAGCTACGTGCATTCCAACAAGCACAGATTGACAAAGAGACACAACTACGAGAGCAGGCTAAGGCTAACGTAGCTGGTAGGATTTCTCAGTCTACTGGTCTATTTACTTCTGGTCTTGGTGTCGAACAGGCATTACTGCAACCTGTTGAAATGGGAGCACAACTTGGTGGACGTGCCGCTGCTGCTGGTGCAACTGCTGGTGGTTACTTACTTAAAGGCGGTATGGAAGCTGCCTCTGCACAGGCTGCAGGCGCTCGTCAGGCTGGTCTAATCTCTGCTCAGTCTCAGCAGAATTTGTTTGGTGCTCTTCCTTCTTACAGAGAGCTAACAACCCAGCAACCTAATACTCCGTATGGTACACCGTTACAGAACTTATACTACACTGGTTCTTTTGCTGGTAATCCAAATGTATATGGGGAAAGAGCTGGAGCAGACTTTACGGCTATGAACGTTTACGGTTAAGGAGTAAGGAATGGCAACCCCACAACAATCTTTATTAGGTATATTCCAAAGCCCTACTCAGGTAGAGCAAGCACAACAGCAACGATTGTTTGAGCAGGCTCGTCAGTCTGCTATGATGACACCTGAGCAACAAGGTGCATTCATTGCTGCTAGGTCTGGTCAGATGACTGGGCGCTTGTTATCTGATGTTGCTGGCTATGAAGACCCAGCTCTAAAGAGAGCACGAGACCTACAAGGTATTGCTAACGAAGTTAAAGCATCGATGTCTGCAGAAGACCAGAAAGATCCTGCCAAGGTATACGCTGCTATGGCTAAGCGTGCTAGCGAGATGGGTTACACTCAAGAAGCTATGATGTTAGCTGACGAGGCTACTAGACGAAGCCTTGAAGAGCGTAAGATGTCTATCAGTGAGCGTGCTGTTAAAGTACAAGAAGAGCAGGTTCAAGTTTCTAAAGATAAACTTAAAGCAGAACTTGAGGACACAGCTCGTAAGAACAAGTTTACTGACGCACAGATTCGTGAGATTGAAGCTCGTATTGGTAACTTGAATGCTGATAAGTACAGCTTCCAGACTGTCAAGGATGCTCTTGGTAATATCACAGAGATTATTGCAATCAATAAGACTAACCCATCTGATGTTAAGAACATTAAGGTAGCTGGAGGGGTTGCTCCAGGAGGCCCGTCAGGAGAAACAGCAGCGCAAGCATTAGAAAGACGATTAAAATCACAAGCCAGAGCTTCTAGACAAGCTGCTGCAGGAACTGAAGAAGTTACCATTGGTGCTGATGGACAACCAGAAACAAGAATTGTTAGTGGAGGCCAAGCTAGTTCAGAACAGATTGGACAAATGAATAGAGGCGAGCTGCAAGAATATTATAGATCAGGTAAAATACCACAGCGTCTGATTGGAATGTAATGGCTGAGAAAAAACAAAATTGGGATAAGTTTTCTATATCCGATTTAGAAGCTATTGCAAAAGAAGATTGGGATAGTGTTTCTATTCCGGGTTTAAAGCTATTCACTGGACAGGAGTATGGTACTGGAGAGACTTTAGCCAGAGGCTTTGAGCGTGGAGTAACCTCTACTCTGCGTGGTTTGTCACAACTATTTGGCAACGACTTAGACTTTTACAATCGTGCCTTTGGTTATCAGACAGACCTAGAGAAAGAGCAAGAGTTTCGTACCATGATGGACACCAACACTGGTGCTGCTATTACTGGTGTCTTGGCTGGTTCTATTGCTGACCCAACTAACTTAATCCCTATTGGCAGAGCTAAGACCGTTGGTCAGTTTGTCAAGCAAGGTGCTCTAGTTGGTGGCGCAGCTGGTGTATTAGAGCCTACCTATGAGGGAGAGTTTGATGACTCAAGGCTTACTAACATTGCTGTTGGTGTTGGCTTAGGAGCTGGTATCGGTGGAGCAATAGGTAAGTTTGTCAACAAAGCCGAAGCAGCTAAGACAGCTCAGGTTGAAGGTGGTGGTCCTATAGTAAGGACTGCAGAAGAAGCAGCAGAGGCTACTGAAGAAGAAGCTGCCCCGGTTATCAATCAACAACAGTTTACTAACTTACTTGATATCCAACGTAGGATAGAAGTAGGTGACTTAGTAACACCAGCAGAGCAGAGATTCCTTAGAGACTTTGAAGACCAGTTACCTCCACTAACTGATGATGCTGTTCGTGCATTTGAGATACAGTCTCGTATCAACGAAGGCTCTCTAATCACTCAATCAGAACAGCGTTTCCTGTCTGACTTCAATAAACTTGAGAAGCCAATCTTCCAAGTTCCTCCTAGTACAACTAAGTTTGTAAGCAAAGAAGAAGCTGTAGACACGCCAATCAATAAAGCTTTTATAGAAGGTGGTAATCAAGTATCAGTTCAGAAAGCTATGTCAGAAGTAGAACAAGTAGCTAATAAGACTGGTGACTATAGAGACTTCTTAAATACCTCTGGCACTCGTATGGCTTCTATCAATCCTACTCAGTTTGCTAGGATGATTGACCCATCAAATCCTTATCGTAACAGTAATGTTAATGTTCTTGCTTCTAAGGCTGCAGCAGATGCTGATGTGTTAGCTCAGATTGAAGGCGCTTTAGCTGGTAGATTCAAGTATGAGAAGCAGACTGGAAAGACATGGTCTGAAACATTTGGTGATGAGCTAGTGCCTGAAGACGTTGCTGTTGAAGCTTTGATGAATAAAAAGATTCAAGAGATTCTACCTCCAGAGGTGATGTCTCAGACTATCAAGGCTACTCGCTCAGCTATCGAAGACTTACGTAATGCTCGTGAGTTAGCTCGTATTGCTAGAGAGCGTGGTAGTGACGAAGGATATGCAGTGCTTCAGGCTATGATGACTAAAGCCTCTGGGTTACTTGCAGCAGTAGAAGGCAACGCTAGTAACTTAGGCAGAGCTTTGAACTTTCAGAAAGCATTGCAGAAGGTGATTAAAGAAAACGGAAACATTGCTCCGTTCTTGGGCGGGAGATCCTGTTGAAAGTAGATGATAAATGCAAAGCAGCCATTGATGCTTTCTATCAAGGCTTAGATGATTTAGAACGAATGAATATGTTGCCGGGAGAGAAGGCCAAGGCACAGGCTAACTTTGTCAATAGCACTCTTAAAGAGCCACGCTTTAGGGACAAGGTAGCTGAGTTTGTGATTAACTCCTACATCTCTGGCTTAGGCACTATTGCCGTTAACGCCATGTCTGCTTTAGTCAAAGCACCTCTAGCTATTGGTGAAAGATTTCTATTAGGTCTTATGCCCGGAAACTCTGTACGCTTACAAGAGTCATCTGCAATGCTGAAAGGATTCTTTGAAGGAGCTGCAGAGGGCATTCAGTTTGCTAAGGCAGGCTGGGCAGCTGGTGCGCCACTAGACACTAAAGCAAACATTGACCAGATTAAGACTGCTATCGGTGGTAGTGCTAACTCCTCAGAGCTTGAAAAAGAGTTTGGTAAGTATGTCCGTTATCCTACTCGTGCCTCTGTAGCTATTGACGAGTTCTCTAAGAGCATCTTTCGTAGGATGCACTTTAACTCAGTAGCAGAGCGTATCTCTAAGACGATACCTGAGAATAAACTCAATGGCCTTAGCAGAGAAGAGTTGTATCAGAAATTAAAACAAACAGATATAGGTAGTCTTAAGTGGCAAGAAGAACTAAGTAAGATTAATCCTTATCTTGCTGACGAGATTACAAGCTTTGCTAAGCAGCAGACCTTTCAGGCAGATCTGGGTAAGCTAGGTAACACCATGCTCAAGCTCAGGGCTGACCATCCAGAGCTAGTCTTTATTGCTCCGTTCATTAAGACACCAATCAATATCCTTAAGGACGCTCTGTCCTATACTCCTGCCAGTCTGTTCATGAAGCAGTTCAAAGGTAAGAAAGATGAAGCTATAGCACGTACTATGCTAGGTGCTGGCATTGCTTCGTTAACTGCTTACAACATAGTCAATGGAAACATGACTGGTTCTTATCCAAAAGACCAAGGCAGACGAGAGGCCATGATAGCTGCCAACATCCCTGAGTATTCAGTAAAGCTTGGTGATACTTGGTACTCATACGCTAGGGTTGAGCCACTGGCTACTGTCATGGGTGTGTTTGCTGACTCTATAGAATCTCTTAGAGACTACTACTCCAAGCCAAAGGCAGACAGAAAGATTCAGGAGCTGGCTGTAGACGGTACTTTAGCTATTACAAAGAACCTTACATCTAAGACCTTCTTAGAAGGTATCACTGGTGTGTTACAAGCTGCTCATGACCCAGTAAGATATGGTGGTTCCTTTGTCAACAGCTTTGCTGGCTTAGTTGTTCCTGCTGCGGTAGCTCAGTTTGCTCGTGTACCAGACCCATATCAGAGAGAAGTCAGAGACTTTGGAGATGCAGTAGCTTCTCGTATACCGGGAATGCGTGAGAATCTACCAGTTAAGAGAGACCTGCTAGGTGAACCTAAGCCTAATCTATCATACGGATTGTCTGGTGTCTTAGGCATTGCGTCTAGATCAGCAGAGCAGACACCACTGCAGGCAGAGATACAGAGCACTGGGTTTACTTATAAGCCAGTAGAAAAATCTATTAGAGGTGTAGAGTTAAGTGCTTCTGATTATGAGAGATACGCTGCATTATCTGGAGAGCGCATCACAGCTCTGCTTAATAACCTGATTAGTACACCATTATATCAGAACTCTAACAACTCTGTTAAAAAGATACTGCTGGAAAGGGTGTCATCAAAGGCTAGAACAACGGCTACTAATCAAATACTAGCAGAGAAGCTCAACACTGACCCTGATTTCTATGCAGAGTACAGGAGAAAGCAGTTCCAGCGTAAAGGCATAGAAGAATAACTATGAGCGAGCCAGTCACTCAAGTAGCCAAGGCTGCTGTCGCTGGTATTAAAGAAGCGTTAGCAGTAGGTAAAGAACTAGAGTCAGTCACCAAGGACATACAAGACCTAGGCAAGGCTGACCTCCAAGCTAGGGCATCGTTTAGGCGTAAGCAAAAGCAAAGACCATCAGATACCTCTGTCTTCTCAGCTGTAGAAGAGTGGCGTGGAGTATACGAAATCAAAAAGATAGAAGAAGAACTCAAGCAAGACATCATAGCTAAGCATGGTCAGGCTGCTTGGGATGAAATCATTGTCATCAAGGACAGAATCCTAAGAGATAACAAGGATCTGACTGATGAGTACGGCAGAGACCTTAGAAAGCTAGGACTGCTCAAGTGGTACTGCTTCCTAACTGCCTTCATACTGGTTAGCTTCTTCTATGTGCTTGGATACAAACCTTAAGGACCGTCTATGATTACCCTGTTTTCTACCCTTGTCTCCTTCTTGGCTGGTGGACTACCTAAGTTCCTAGACTTTTTCCAAGATAAGGCTGATAAAAAACACGAATTAGAGCTGGCTAAATTGCAGATGGCTAGGGAATTGGAGATGGCAGAAAAGGGGTTCCTAGCTCAGGCTAGGGTGGAGGAGATTAGGACTGACCAAATTGCAATGCAG